TCTTTCCGTATGTCCCGAACGAACCTGAACAAGACGAAAACGGAACGGACTCACCAGATGCCGGCGGATCACATGAGATTGCACCGAGACTGGAAACGCCCACATATGGGGGATTGAGTTTCGGGCCCGACGTGGCCGCCGTCGCGCTGCGCGAGCTGGGCATGACACTGATGCCATGGCAAGTCCGCGCACTCAGCGGGCAGCTGGAAGTTGATGACGATGGCAAGTTCCGCCGGCGTCGTTCACTGGTATCGGTTGCACGACAGAACGGCAAGACCCTTGCCATCAAGTCCCTGATCTTGTGGGCGCTGCTCGATGAGCCGAAGCGCCGCGGGGAACCAATCCTCATCATCAGCACCGCGCACCAGCTGAACCTCGCGGCTGAAATCTTTGAGGCGCTAGGTCCGCTGCTAGAAAAGAAGCACGGGGCGAAGTGCAGGTGGAGTTACGGCAGGCAGGAAGCCGTGATGCCTGACGGGTCGCGCTGGATGATTCAGGCCGCCACGCCTTCAAGGTTCCACGGCTATTCGCCGCACTTCATCATCGCCGACGAGGTTTGGGGCATTAGCCCTGACGTGCTGCTGAACGGCGCATTGCCTTCCCAGCGCGTGATGAAGTCGCCGATGCTCTCATGTTGGTCGACCGCCGGCACGGAGTCATCGAGGGCCATGATTCAGATGCGGGAGGAAGGGCTACGGGCGATCGACGAGGACCGGCAAACAAACCTGTATTTCGCGGAATGGTCCGTACCGCCCGGGGTCGACGCAGTGAACCGGCCGGACCTTTGGCACCTTGCCAATCCCGCCTTGGGCTACACGCTTGAACGCGAAGTGCTTGACGACGAAGTGAATCAGGTGGACAAGGCCGCGTTTATGCGCGCCAGTCTCAACGTCTGGATTACGGCAACCACCTCATGGCTTCCGCCCGGCACATTTGATGCCCTTCAGGTCGAAAGTGTCCCCGCCGGAGGAGTGCTAGCCGTGGACTCATCGCCGGACGAATCGATGTATTGCGGGGTCCGTGCCGTTCCAATGGAGGACGGAATGATCGGCGTAACCGTTGACTTCGTGGTCGACTCGCTTGCGAAGTGTTGGGCGGAAATCAACGAACGGGCCAAGAGCTGCACCGGAATCGCACTCACGCCATCACTGTTTGAGCTGGCCCCCGACAACTTGCACAGGCGGAAGGTGCAGGTGGGGTACTCAGAATTGTCGACGCATACCGGCACCATTCGCCAGCTGATCCTTGAGGAACGAATTGTGCATACCGGTGAGGAAATGCTGCGCGAACACGTCGACCGGGCCGTGGGCGTATCAACGCAACGCGGCTATGCGCTTTCGTCGCAACGATCCAACGGGCCCATCACGCTTGCACGTTGCATGGTGTTCGCTACTGCCTTGGTCGCAAAGCCCCGTACATCACAGCGCCCAGCAATTGCATACAGCCGGTAGTATGTAGCTGCGCGTGGGGGTTTCTCGGTCCGCTTGTGGTGGGCCGGTTCCCTGAGGCCCCCACGCGTATTGAAATCGTGTCTCTATGTCATGGCCCTTGTAATTTGACAAAGGTCTATAGATGATTCCGGTATGCCTCTCTTTCAGAAGGTGAAAGCCGTACCCGCCGCAGCTTCGGTACCCCTTGCCGCAGCTGCCGGCGCGCCTCAGCGGGCGAACAACTTTCTCGGCTTTCAGATTGGTATGGCCGAGCAGGCGGCAATGTCTGTTCCGTCTGTTACTCGCGCCATCAGCCTGCTCTCCACGGTTGTAAGTACGCTCGACCTGCGTAGTTACACGCTTCAGTGGACTGGGCAGCGTTACGAGAAGCTGTACGTCGAGGGCGAATCGTGGATGACGCGCCCGAACCCGACTGAAACCCGCAACTTCACGCTGTCAGTTACCGTCCGCGACCTCATCATGCAGGGGCGGGCGTTCTGGGTTATCACCAGCAGGTACGCTAACGGCTTCCCGGCAACCTTTCAGTGGCTCCCCGCTGCGAACATCGAAACCCCGAACAATGTCGGGCCCCAGTGGTTCGGCTCTCCGGAAGTCGTGATGTTCAACGGTGTGCAGCTCGACGTGAAGGACGTCGTGACGTTTCTCAGCGGTTCGCAGGGAATCGTTTACACGGGCAACCGTGCAATTCAGTGTGCAATCCGTTTGGACGAAGCCGCCGCCCGCTTTGCAAGTAACGAAATTGCCGCCGGCTACCTTCAGCAGACGGGCGGGGAGCCGATGAGCGGGGACGAGCTTGCCGAGATGGCAAGCGCTTGGGCATCGAATCGCCGTGAGAACGCCATCGGGGCACTCAACGATATGGTGGATTTCAAGGAATTCAGCTCTGACCCGTCCAAATTGCAGCTGGTGGAAGGGCGGGAATATTCCGCTAAGGACCTCAGCCGCCTTATGGATATTCCCGCCTACCTTCTTGCCGTTGACCAAGCGGGGTCGATGACCTACTCAAACGCGCAGGAAGCACGGCGCGACCTCATCGAATTCGGGGCCCGTCCGCTGCTTCACGCTATTGCCGAGCGTCTAAGCATGGACGACGTTCTGCCCCGGGGACGCCACGTCGAGTTCGACACCGACGCGTACATCGGCGAAATGGTCCACAACGAAACCCAGTCCCCGGAGGATGTTTCGCCGGCCGAGGATTCATCGATGATGGAGGTTCCGAACAATGATTAGGTTTGAGGCCGATGCAGACCTCATCACGGCCGAGGCCGGGGACGAGAAAAGCCCGCCGCGCATCGCCGGTATCGCCGTGCCATGGGACACCGTGGCGACCGTTTCTGACGGTACGCAGGTCGAATTCTCCCGTGGCGCATTTGACACCGCCCCCGTGAAGCGGGCAAAGCTGATCGAGAACCACGATATGACGCAGCTGCGTGGCGTGGTAACTGCCCTCTCCGACACTCCCGACGGCTTAGAGTTTGAGGCCACTCTGGCGGATACCCGCGCTTCGCGTGACGCCGTGGCCCTGCTGAAGGCCGGTGCCTACGACTCCGTGAGCGTTGGCGCACGGCCCATCAAGTTCACGACCTCCCCCGAGGGGGTTATGAAAGTCACCGAAGCGGCTCTCATCGAGCTGTCACTGGTGGCGGTCCCGGCGTTCGCCGGCGCAGTAATCACCGAAGTCGCGGCAACTGCCGCAGACCCCGAGCCGGATGAGTCCGAGCCGGAAATCAACGATGAAGGAGAACCGGAAGTGTCCGACGCTTCAGAGGCCACGCCCGTTGAGGCAGCGGCCACCATCCCGACCAACCCGATTGTTTACGCAGAGGCCCGTGCGCATTTCGTGATGCCGACCCCGGCTGAGTACATCAGCGCGTTCCTCATGGGTGGCGACAAGTTTCAGGCCATGCGCGAGGGCATTCAGGCCGCAGCTCCCAACGTCATCACCGACGACGTGCCCGGCATCCTGCCGATTCCGATTGTTCAGCCGGTCTACAACAACTTCCGCGGCATCCGTCCCGTGATCGACGCCATCGGCGCTCGCGCACTTCCCGCCGGCGGCAAGGTGTTCATTCGTCCCGAGGTCACGACTCACACCAGCATCAGTGAGCAGGCCACGCAGAACACCGCTCTCGACGACGGCACCTTTGTCATCACCGACAATCAGGTCACCAAGACCACTTGGGGCGGCTACGTCACGCTGTCGGAGCAGTCGATTGACTGGTCGACGCCTGAGGTCATCGGCCTGCTGCTTGACGACATGGCTCGCATTTACGCGAACCAGACCGACAACTACGCAGCGGACAACCTCAAGACTGGTGCCAGCGTCACGGCCGCCTTTGGTAACGACGCCACCGACCCGGCCGACTGGGCCGCGTTTGTCAGCACCGCTGCTCAGGCCATCCTCAGCAACAGCAATGGCAACCTGCCGACGCACCTGTTTGTGTCGCCAAACATGTGGGGCTACCTCATCGGTCTGGTGGACACCTCAGGGCGTCCGCTGTTCCCGTCGCTTGGCCCCATGAACGCCTACGGCGACCTTCAGGTCAACGAGGCAGCGGGCATGGCCTTCGGCCTTCGCGTCGTGGTCGACCGCAACTTCGCCACCGACACGGTGATTGTCGGAGACCCCAGCGGGTTCGAGATTTACGAGCAGCAGAAGGGTGCCATTGCGGTTGACGTTCCCAGCACCCTGAGCCGTACCATCGCGTTCCGTGGGTACCTCGCAACGCTGATGATCGACCCCCAGAAGTTCGTGAAGGCGACCTTCTAGACGCTTTCTGAGCTGATCGACTGCCCATGGCCACTTACACCGTTGCATACCGTCAAGTCACCGATAACCATATGGTCGTCGAGACGCTTGAAAGCACGGACATTGGCGTAGGGCAGTCGATCACGCTCACTGGGCTTGGGGCGACCCTGAACGGCACGTACACCGTCTACTCGGTGCCGACGTACCTGTTCCTCGGAGTCGACGAGGAGGGCAACCACCTCTACGACTACGAAGTCATTATTGTCAATCAGCTGCTGGTGCAAAAGACTCACGCCGACATTGCTCGGAGTGCAGTCCAAGGCGTTCTCACGTTTACGGCAACCTGCACTTGGATCGCCAACGCGGACGTTGTGGAATGGCTTGGCATCGCAGCTGCAACCGCAAACGACACGGCCTTCATCACCAGCTGCGTTTCGGCGGCCAATCAGTACGCATACCGCCGGCGGCGTGAGGCAGGGTATTTCGACAGCCTGACCACGGTGCCCGGTGGTGACGTCAAGCTTGGCACGGTCATGTTTGCCGGGAGCTTGTACCGGGATCGTGGTTCGGTCGATTCGTTTGCATCGTTTGAGGCGATGGGCAGTCCGGTCCCGTTCGGCTCCAACGGCCAGATCAACCGACTGCTGGGCGTCAATAGGTCGCAAGTGGCATGAGCGCCACCGGAATCTTTGCGGCGGCTCAGGCAACGCTCGTGGCGTCATTGCAGGGCCTTGGCCTTGCCGTAGTGACTGACCCGCGTAACGCTCGACCTATGTCAGTCCTAGTCGATCCTCCAACCTTCACCTGTTTTAACTCCAACATTGCAGAAATCGAGATTGGCGTTCAGGTGCTGGCGGCCCCGCCGGGTAATCAAGATGCAGTGGATTACCTCATAAGCGCGGCCGATACCATCATGGATTCAGATATTTCTCTGATCCGTGGCATTCCCGGGGTTATGCAGATCGGTGGGCAAGAAGTGCCGACCTATGACCTCACCGTACGAGTTTCAACCCAAAGGAGCTAGCCGAAATGGCGGCAACGACTTATCTTTCACAGCCCGCGTCGATCACTATCGGCGGGGTCCAGCTGAGCGACCAGTGTTCGGCAATCTCTTTCACTCTCGGTCAGAACCCGCTTACCTCGACCGCGTTTGGCGATGGTGGCGAGCGCATGGTCGGCGGCCTTCAGACCGTGGACGGCACCATCACCCTTTACGCCGAGTACGGCGCGGGGTCGGTTGAGGCCACCCTCGCCGCTGAAATCGGTCAGGGCGACACCGCAATTGTGGTTCGCAAGGACGCCGGCGCGGTTGCAGCGAACAACCCTGAGTGGACAATCAGCGACACCATGATCGCCGACTACCCTGTCAGCTACACCGTGGGCGAACTTCAGGTGTTCGAAATCTCATTCACCGGCGGGACGTGGGTTCGGGACGTCACTCCGTAACCCACAAAGGCAATCGAAAGGGAACAGATGCCAGCTGAAGCAGTAGAGGGAAACATCCGGTTCACGACCAGTAAGGGCGAGTTCACGGTTGCGATTGACACCATTAAGAACGCCATTGCCTTTGAGCGACGGTTTAACGTGTCGGCCACTGTGCTGGCGATTCAGCCCCGTCTCGAATGGCTGGCGTTCATGGCATGGCAGGCAGGCCGCGATAAGGGTCTGCCTGTCGGTGATGACTTTGACGCCTTCGTGGATTCGCTTGTTAGCATCGAGTCAGTCGAAACCGAAACGAATGAGGGTCCAAACCCTACCAATGGGGATCAGTAAGCCGGGCGCTCTGCACCGTCTTGGTGCATACCGGCTACTGGCCCCCTGAGGTGCCGTTCACCATGCGAGACTTGAACACGGTCTTGGAGCTAATCAAAGAGGCAAACAATGCCAGTTGAGACGACAACCCGAGTGGATGTGAAGGACACCATTCGGGCGCTGCGTCGTCTTGATTCGGAAGCCGCCAAAGAGTTCATGCGCGGCGCGAAGGGTGCTGTTGCGCCAATGGTATCGGACGCCAAATCTGGTTATCCAAATATGCCTCTTTCTGGAATGGCTCGGCAGTGGTCCGGAAAGTTCCCATGGGTATCATCGGCAGTCCGTCGTGGCGTGAAGGTCAAGACGACAACGCGCAAGAACAAGGCAAGCGTGATTTACATCACGCAAGCCTCACCGGCCGGCGCAATCTTTGAGGTGGCAGGCACCAGAAATTCCGGAGGATCATTTGCCCGCAATCTCCGTGGCCGTAATCCTCGCGTCCTTTGGCCGACGTATGACCGCCATGCTGGCCAGATTCAGGCTGACATTCTCGACTTGATTAAGAATGCCGAAAAGACCGTGCAAGGGCTGGTGCGTTAATGGCAATCACGATTCCGATCCTTACCGATTTTGACGGTTCGGGGATCAGCAAGGCAACCCGCAAGTTCAGGGAACTGGAAGGCTTTGGCGCCAAAGCCCACCACGCCATCCGCAAAGCCGCCCTGCCAGCCGCAGCGGCAGTTGCAGCAGTCGGCGTTGCCGCCATTGACGCGGTGAAGGGCGCAATGGAGGACGAGGCTGCTCAGGTCAAGCTGGCTGGCGCCCTGCAGCGAACCACTGGCGCTTCCGCATCGGCAATCGCCGCTACTGAGGACTTTATTACCAAGACCAGCATGGCGGCCGCCGTTTCGGATGACGAGCTGCGTCCGGCTCTTGCGACTCTTGCGAGGGGAACGGGCGATTTGGCGCAAGCGCAGAAGGGGCTAGGTCTTGCCCTTGATATCGCCGCAAGCACGGGAAAGCCCGTCGAGGCGGTTTCCGTTGCGTTGGCGAAAGCATATGCCGGGCAGGAAAGCGCATTGGCGAAGCTCGATCCGACCATGAAAGCAATGGTCAAAAACGGGGCTAGCACCGAGGAAATATTTGCCAAGTTGACCGACCGATTTGGCGGCGCAGCAGCTGACGCGGCAAGCACGGCTGAAGGCCGGTTCCGTGGACTCTCAATCGCTTTGGATGAAACGAAGGAGAGCGTTGGGGCCGCGCTCTTGCCGGTCGTCGAGGCCATCCTTCCCGTCTTGCAGCGTTTTGGTAAATGGGCGCAAGAAAACCCACAGGTGTTTCTTGCTCTCGCCGGCGCGGTGGTGGGAGTCGCAGTTGCCATTGGCGCACTGAATGTGGCGCTCAACATCATGGCGCTTTCGCCTGCAGGGTTGGCAATCCTCGCCATCGTCGCCGGAATAGCGGCCTTGTCCATCGCCCTAGTGACTGCGTATCAGAAGTCAGAAACTTTTCGAAACATCATGGACAAGCTCGGTTCCGTGATTAGGGCCGTATTCAGCTGGATTAATGAACACTCTGGCGCGATCCTAGAGGCACTCAAAGTTGCTTTTACGGCTGCTTTTGCTCCGCTTGTCGTCGGTATCCGCCTGCTTGAAAAAGCCATCAGCTTGTTTAAGTCATGGCAGAAGTCCGCCGATACTCCGAATCCAATGGCCAAGTTTGCCGACGACACTGGCAAAGCAGATAATGCTCTGCTGAAGTTTATTGGGCGCGTAAAGCTCATAAGCAATGCGGTCCAGATCGCAGTCAGAGGCGCCCGACAGAATCTTGTGGGGCTCACCGGTTCATTTGGAACGCTGCTTGGTCAGCGCGCCGGGGCAGCATCAAGCAAGCAAGCCGACCAGCTGCAGAAGGATTTGGATGCTCAGGTTGCAGCTCGGCAAAAGGCAGACCTCGAAGCCGCCGTCAACTCTGCTGACACAGAGGAAGAACGCGTAAAAGCAGTAACTGCTCTCAACGATTTTAATACGCAGCAGCAGATCAAGAACCTCAGGGAGCAGGCAGAAGCGGAGTCGACTGCGGCCAGTGATCGAGTCGCCAGCCTGACGGCCGCATTTAACGCGGGAACTCTCAGCGCCGAACAGTTTCGGATTGAACTGGATGGGTTGATCGGCGCTTCGGCCGGCGAGGAAATGGGCGCAGGTTTCGCATCAGCGTTTAGTTCAGCGCTTGCCGACGTGGTGGCGCAGATTGCAGAACTGACAGGACGCGCCGGGCAGGGACTTCTGAGCAACGCACCCAAGTTGGGCAACATCAACGCCGCAAAGCCCAAGAAAAAGAAAAAGGCCAAGAAAATGGCCTCCGGCGGAATCGTGACGCAACCGACCTTTGCCCTTATTGGCGAGGCAGGCCCAGAAGCTGTTATCCCGCTCAACCGCTCCGGCGGAATGGGCATGGGCATCACCATCAACGTGCAGGCCGGTCTGGTGTCGTCGCCTGACCAGATCGGGCAGCAGATCATTGAAGCAATCCAGTCGGCCCAGCGCCGCAGCGGCCCGGTGTTCGCGGCGGCATGAGTGCCCCAACCATTCAGGTACTGGTCGGTTTCCAAACCACGGCCAACTTCGGGCAGCCTTTCCAGCTTGACGACGCGGTGTACGGCCTGCTGGGCACCGGCACGCTCGGCGGATACCAGCTGGTCGACCTGACTGACCAAGTGCTGTCGATCAGCATCACTAGGGGCCGCAACCGCGAATTGGAGCAGTACAACGCGGGCACAGCGTCGGTGCGCTTCAAAGACCCGCAGCGCATCCTCGACCCGCTCAACGCATCAAGCCCGTATTACCCATACGTAGGCCCGCGTCAGCCGATCCAGATTTACGCCAACGGCATTGCCATTTACACCGGGTTTGTCACCGACTGGGAACTGGATTATGACTTTGTGGTTGCAGGTGACGTGAACACGGCTTCGTGTTCGGACGCTTTCACGGTTCTCGCCAATCAGAACATGAATGAGTGGACTCCGACGGCGCAGCTCACGGGTGCCCGCGTCGAGGCCGTGCTGAACCGCCCCGAGGTCACGTATCAGGGGCCCTACGTCATCAAGACGGGTTCAAGCACCCTCGGTGCGTTTCTTGTGTCCGCCGGCACGAACGTCTTGAACTATCTGCAACTGGTGAGCGCATCCGAGCAAGGCAACCTGTTCATCGCATCCGATGGAACGCTCACCTTCACTGGCCGCGCCTACAACCCAGTGGTTTCCGAACTCACATTTGCCGATGACGGCACCGGCCTTCCGTACTCCAAACTGACAAACGCTTTCGGCGACGAGCTGCTTTACAACTACATCCAGACGCAATCCCCCGCCGGCGCTTCACCTGAAACCACCTCAGACGCCACCAGCATCGCGCTCTACCAAGCGCAGCAATACACAAAGCTCGACCTGCTGAACAGCACCACCGCGGAAGTGGCAGCCCTAGGCAACTATCTGCTTGGCCGTTACAAAGACCCCGTGCTGCGTTTCACCGGCCTCGAAGTGCAGCTGGCAGCCCTTGACTACGACGACCAGTACACGGTCCTCGCTGCTGAAATCACCGAGATAACAAGCGTTCTCAAAACGTTCAGCGTTGGCACCCCGGCAACCGTCACCCAGAAGGTGTTTGTGTCGGGCATTCGCCATAACATCACGCCGGGTAGTCACACCGTAGGATTCACCTTCGAGAGCGTGGACAACAACGGTTACTTCACGCTCGACGACACGCTATTTGGCGTACTCGATCAAAACCTGCTGGCGTTCTAAGGAGGAACCCCAATGGCATGGACAGCACCATCAACGTGGGTAGCCGGGGCAATCCTCACGGCCGCCCAGCTCAATACGCAGCTTCGCGACAACCTTTTGGCCGGCGGTCCGATTTACGCCACAGAGGCAGCGAGGGACGCCGCGATCACGTCGCCATTTGAGGGTCAGCGGGCGTACATCACAGGTTCGACCGTGGCCGCCGCTACCGGTGCAACAAGTACGTCAGTGCCAACTGGTATTCAGACGATTTACAACGGCTCAAACTGGGTATGTGTCACCGAAGTCGGAGCCGGAGCCGTCTCACCGTCGCAGTCGCTGACGACAAGCTATGCAGACCTTTTGGTTTCATCAACTGCAACAAGCGTCACACTTTCGACTGGCACAACTGCCCTTGTCAGTATCGGGGCGCGACTTGGCGGAACAACAAACTTTGGAACGCTCAATGTCAAGACCGGAACCGTCAGCGCATCGGTGACCGGCGTGACGACTCCACAGCTTAATGGCGGCGGATACGCAATCGCGTCTCGCACGTTTGTCATGACAGGTCTGACCGCTGGCACCAATACATTTACGCTGATTGGATTGGCAAATGTTGCGGGTGGTTCGTTCGACCAGCACACGTTGGTTGTCAAGGGCATTGCGTAATGAGCCCCGACGACGTGGCAGAGCTGAAGCGCGAGATGGTGCAGCTGCGTGAGGCTGTGAGCGTCGTCGAGTCATTGCAGCGTGAGGCCAATGGCCGCGTGGGCACACTCGAAGGCCGGATGTTTGAGGTTGAGCTGTGGCGGGCCCGTTTGCAGGGCGCAGCGGCAACGAGCCGGATTGTCTGGCTTCTCGCAGGTGGTGCCCTTACTGGCATCATTCTGGAAATCGTCAAGAACACTTAGGGGATACGGTGAGCATCAGTAACGGCCAGTACACGCTCAGGAAAGCGCTTTCGTACCTTGGAAGCATGGAGGGCCCGCCCAACAAGTCCGGCAGCCCGATCGTGTCCGAGTGTCAAGAGATGTACGGCTTGAACGGTGTGCCGTGGTGTGCATGCTTTGTGGGCTACTGCGTTGCCAATTCAGAGGCCTCGGCTCAGTACAAGAAGGACGCGGCAAGCGTCGTGAACCCGTCGACTGCGGAGATGGTGGCAAGGGCCAAGCGCAAGGGCTGGTACAAAGCGCACGGCAAGTACACCGCCCCGGGTGACTGGTTCATCATTGACGGCTTGCACGTCGGCTTCATTAACGCCCTCAACAAAGACGGCACCTTTCAGACGGTCGAAGGCAACGCGAGCAATGGCGTCCGGAGCCTCACCCGGTCATGGTCAGATGGTTGGCAGGTAATCAGCATCCCGGGCGTCGGTGCGCCGGGCCCGCAGGCCGTGGTTGACGGCTATGGGTTCGACGACACCCGCGTCAAGGTCTACGGCGGTTGGCCCACGCCCGAGGCTCGCAATGGTCAGATGAACAAGTTTGCAAAGGCAAACCCGGACTACTGGACGCAGGCCCTTCGGGTTCAGGCAAACAGCCCATTCGCATTCCGCGCCGGCCCTAAGGGCACGTACGGCCACTACACCTTCGGCCCGTGGCTTCACAAGACGGGCAAGGAAATCCGCGACAAGGAAATGCAGCAGTGGCAGGACAAGCACAAGGGCGCGACCGCTCGCCCGTGGAAAAAGACCTACAAGGAGGCCTGACGTGCCCGACATTGTGCCGCCCTCGACCACGGTGATTGAGCCGCCGCCGGCAGAGCCGACCGATTACGTGCCGGAGAAGGAATCGAAGGAATGAACCCGAAAGTAGGACCAAGCACGGTCGCGGCCCTGATCGGAATCGCTACGGTGCTTTCAGCGTTTGTCAGTACTTGGGTGGAAGGGAACCCATCAACCGCACTTGCCGCCGTCGCAGCCGCCCTCACGGCAGCATTGGGCGTCCTGCGTTCGTGGCAGTCAGTGTCAGCGGACAAAGGAACGGACACATCAGAGGACGCATCGCAGTCGCAGTAGCCCTCGCCGCAATGGCAGGCAGTACCGCAGTCGCAGCACCGAAGTACCCGAAGAACCCCACGTGGCAGCAGGCCGTGGCCCGGGTGTCAGCCTATGACCTTGCCACCGCAGAGCGTGTCAGCGGGTGCGAGTCACCGGGCGCAGAGCACGGCACCGGTCGAGGGAAGTCGCCTTGGGCGCGTAACTGGTCGAACGGCCCCCGCTACGTCGGGGCCTTCGGCATGTACCACCGCACATGGGATTGGGCCGCGCAGGGAACGGGCTACCCGCGGCCGCCGGCGGCCACGCCCGCGATGCAGCTGCTGGTGGCAGTGAAGGGCGCGCACCTATTCGGTTGGTCCGGCTGGGGCTGTTTCTAGTAGCCTGAAAAAACAACGGTCAGAAAGGGAACCATGACCAACGTCAACAAGTGCCCCCACTGCGGGCATCACGCGAACCTCCACTCACGCGAGGGCGCAGCACTTTCGGAACCGGGGACGTGTCACCACGATCCGCCGGATTCTCCCTGTTCCTGCCCCGGGTGGCTTCCCAAGCGCGGGCAAACGGGCGAGGTTGTCCCCATCAAGCCGGGCCGCATTGCGCGACCCCGACCGAAGGGGACGACGCCATCACGAGGGACCGCGTTCGTATCAGCAGGGGAAGTCGAATGGCCGGAGGACGCCGCATGATTCAGCGCCTTGCCTTCGAGATTTCGGTAGTCATCATCACTGCCGCGATTACTTACACCGTCACCAGCTGGCTGAGCGCATGGCTCGCCGGCGGAATTGCTTAGGGGGCCAGATGGACGCCATGACGATTGACGAGCTGGACGACCTGCTCGATGACGTGCGTGAGAAGGCAGACCGCGCATGGAAACTTGCCGCCGGCGAAGCGATCCGGCAACTGGTGGCGATGGGCGACCCGTTCACGGCCGATGACGTATGGGCCATGATTGAGCCGTTGGGTGTTCGCACTCACGAGCCAAACGCAATGGGCGCAGTGTTCAACGCCGCCGCCCGTGACGGCATCATCACCAGCGATGGGATGTACCGGCCGTCGTGCAGGCGCAAGGCCCACCGCCGCATGGTGCGAGTGTGGAGGGCCGCCCGATGACTGACGCGGAACGCGCCGACGCCCTGATCGAGCTGCTGAAGGAATGGTGGAACCCGCCGGACGAGCTGATCGCCACGCTGCCGAAGGGCGGCATCAGCCTGAAGTACCTAGGCCATTCGGACACGTCGAGGGCGCTGACTGAGTGCGACCCGTTCTGGACGTGGGAGCCGATGGGCTACACGGATGATGGGCAACCGTTCCTGACGCTCAATGAGCAGGGCCAGCCCGTCGGCCTGTGGGCGTGGCTCACTGTCTGCGGATGCCGCCGTCCCTGCTACGGCAGCGTCATGCCGGGCAAGGGCGACGCCGTAAAGGAGTTGATCGGAGACGCAATCCGCAACGGTGCCATGCGTTTCGGCGTGGCCGGTGCTTTGTGGTCGAAAGCAGATAGCGCAGGAAGCCATGAGAAGCGGTCCAAGGCCCCTCGCAAGAAGCATGAGGGTAATGACACCAATGAGGTAGGCAAGGCCAACTACGAGGGTCTGGTCAAGATGTACGGGGAAGCGCAGGTGAAGGAGGCGCTAGCCGCGTACAGCATCAAGCGGTGGGACGAGCTGGTAGGTGACACCGTGGATAAGGTCGATGACCACCTTCACGCCCGCAAACTGCTGGCCGACGATATGGGCGCGAAGCCCGAGTGAAGGAAGCGGACTGGCAACGCCAAGTTGTTCAGCTGGCCATGACCTTCGGATGGATGGTGCAGCACTCACGGGTATCAAAGGTCGGGGATCGTCACATGACCGCCATCACTGGTCACGTCGGCTTCCCCGACCTAGTACTCGCCCACCGTACGAAGGGCGTGGTGTTCGTCGAGCTGAAGGCAGAGAAGGGAAGTTTGCGCAAAGAGCAGGTGAAGTGGCGTGACACGCTGGTAGCCGCCGGCGCTGAGTGGTACCTATGGCGACCTGATGACCTGATGCAGGTGATGAAGCGGCTCAGCAACGTGAAGTGATGCAGGGCCAACTGAATAGCGAACGAGAACGATTCCGGCTAATCCCCGGCCATCCCGCGTTAGAGGCGTTGGAGTCGGCGCGCCTTCGAGTATTTGGCGCGTCAATCGTGGGGGGTAGGGGGGTCAATGGAAAGGGGTTTGAACAATGCCGTTGATCCGTGCTGATGTACGGCTTGCACTCGGAAGGCTGACAGACGTCTGGCCTGCGCTTGCAAAGAGGGATGCTCTAAGAAATGAAATGGGCGAGTCCATCATGCGACACGCGCTGGACCTACAACCACGAGACCTAGACGCCGGCATAACCACACTGATTGAGCAGAGCCCGACAGTCACGGCAAGCGGTTGGATTACTGCACCCCCCGGTGTGCATGAAGTAGTGGGGTGCATACTCACTGCCAAGCGTGAACGCCTGAGAGCTGCACGACCACGACGCAAGGACTGGGGTGGCATGACATTCAGGGAGTGGTATGAGTCACTGCCAGCTGAGGAACAGCCGAAGCATCTGGCACTCGCAAGGATCATGGGCAATGGGCAACAAGCGTAAGGACACAGCAGATCGGACGTACCGCGCACGACGCGCTGCATTCCTCGCAGACTGGAACGGACCATGCGCGTGGTGCAAGAGGCGCAAGGCAACGCAGGTGGATCACGTCATTGAGGTTGACCGTGGTGCTGATCCTGCAGATGAAAGCAACTGGGTTGGCTCATGCGCGAAGTGCAATGCCCAACGCGGTGCCAACTACTTAGCGGCGAAGCGTGACGGCATGAACGTCAAAAGAGCAGGGATCAAAGAAACTTCTGCAGATTTTTTTTATACAGAAAAAAATGTTGCCCCCGACCCCTGTCTTGTCTATCCCAACCAGCCCTAACCAGCCACAACTGGCGGTAACTGGCCACGCACAGCCAAGATTGGAAACTTCGAGGCCAGACCACGTGGGTTCATTCGCGCCAAATGTTAGGGAATGGTGCAGGGAGTACATGGGCGTGGAGTTAATGGATTGGCAGTACACCGCGCTTGACGGTCAGTTACTTTATGACGCAAATTTTGAGTTAGTTAACCGGGTCAGTCTTGTTTCTACGGCGCGGCAGTGCGGTAAGACAACAGCTCTTATGGCATTGGTTGGTTGGTGGCTTACAGAGATGCCAAAGATACGTGGCAAGAAACAGACTGTGTTATCTACCGCTCACCGCTTGGATTTGGCGGTGATGTTGTTTGATGAGTTGTCGCCAGTGTTGGAAAAGCGGTTTGGCGCAACACTGATGAAGTCGTATGGGCGTAATCGAGTGACAATGCCAGACGGCTCTACTTGGCTTGTGCGTGCCGCCAATAATTCTGTGGGTCACGGTACTAGCCCAAGTTTGGTGGTTGCCGATGAGATGTGGGATATTACGCGCGAAGTGATTGACGGCGGTTTGTTGCCGGCTCAACGTGCCCAAGTGTCACCGTTGTTAAGCATGTGGTCAACCGCTGGTACAGAGGCCAGCACCGCTATGTTGCGTTGGCGTGAACAGGGTTTGCGTGCCATTGACACAGGTAAAAACGCAGCGTTTTATTTTGCCGAATGGTCGCCGCCACCAGACATAAACCCGATGACCCCAGAGGCGTGGGCGTATGGCAACCCTGCATTGGGCATCACATTGACGGCCGCCACGTTACAAGCCGAGTCGGAAAACCCTGACCGCGCATCGTTTTTACGGGCTAGTTGTAACTTGTGGGTTGCGTCAGATAAGTCATGGATACAGCCGGGTCAATGGCCAGCGCTCGAATACGACGGAGAAATGCCAGACGGCGGAACGGTAGCCATAGAAACCAGTTTGGATGACACACGCTATTTTGCTGTACGTTGCGTGGCGCTACCAGACCGACGCACCGTAGCCACCGTTGAGTTTGTGGCAGACACATTTAGCGAAATGTTAAGCCACGTCGAGCGCCTATGCGCCAACCCCACAATCAAATTCGCTATCACGCCAACGGTAGATAACCACTGGCCGCTATCCCTAGAACGCCGACGCATCATCGTTGGCTACGGCGAAATACTTAAATTTACGCCGTCAGTCAAAAACATGATTAACGAAAAACTGTTGTGGCACGACGGCTCAACACAACTAGCCGAACACGTCAGCCGTGCGGTTGCTGTTCGCTCACAAAACAGCATTGCACTATCAAGCCAACGGTCGCCCGGACCTATCGAGCTGGCACGATGCATGGTGTGGGCAGCAGCGTTAACGAGTCGCCCAACATCATCTGGCAAACCAATGCTCGTAGTCGTATAGGCACTACGCTTATGTTGGCATCGGGGCGTTGGCCTGCCTATCGTCGGGATACCGCACTGCAAACCGCCTCGATGCCACCACAAACCGCGCAGATTGTGACACACTAGAAACATGGCCATTTTTAATCGTGTAATTACCAAAGCGGCAGTATCACCACCGCCAGCAAAAGCGGCCGCGTCTGGCGGCGCTGTAAGCCAAGCGTTAGCGTCGTATTACAATTTTACGGAAGGCGAAGCACGCAATCGTTGTATGAGCGTGCCAACAATTAGCCGTGCGCGCGACTTAATTGCATCAGTTATCGGCTGTTTAAGTTTGCAAATGTATAACGAAGTTTGGAACGAATTAGACGAAGAAATGATGCAAATACATATTGCGCCACGCAGTTGGTTGCGTCGCATTGACCCAGCCGTGCCAAACAACTTTATTTTGTCGTGGACATTTGACGATTTGTTTTTTTACGGTCGAGCAATGTGGTACATCACGTCACGCAGCGAAACCGACGGTTATCCGGCATCATTTCAGCGTTTGCCAATGGGGTCAATTTCAACAACCGACATGGTTGGCCCGGTGTGGTTTGCGCCGTCAAAAGAAATCTATTTTAATGGCAACCAGTTAGACCCAAATAATGTTGTGCAATTTTTGTCGCCAATACAAGGCATCACGTCAATGTCAACGCAATCAGTTGGCACAGCTCTCAAACTTGAAGCGGCACGCTACCGCAACAGCGCGTCAAGCATTCCAGCCGGCGTACTAAAACAGACAGGTGGCGAGCCACTATCGGGTCAAGAATTAGCCGATTTAGCGTCAGCGTTTAACGCTGCACGCGCCACCAATCAGACCGCCGCACTTAACGAATATTTGACATACACCGAAACAGCAACCAGCCCAGACAAAATGTTGTTAATTGACTCTGCCGAATTTCAAGCCAAAGAAATGGCACGAATTTGTAACGTACCGTTTTACCTTGTTGGCTGTGACGTTGGAAGTTACAGTTATGTGTCAAACGACGGTGCGCGCGCCGACTTGTGGACATTTGGCGCAAAAGCGTACGCCGAATGCATTACCTCAACATTGAGCATGAACAACGTGCTACCTAACGGCACATACGTTGAATTCGATTACGAGGATTACCTTTCCACCGAATACAACCAAACACAAATGCCAGAAGTAACTAGCCCAATGGGAGTAACATCACCGTCATGATTAGACTTATACCAGAAACCACCTTTACCGTTGACGCAGCCGCAGGCGACGCACCGCGCCGCCAAATCTCTGGCGTAGCAGTCGAGTACGGCAAAACCGCCACAGTTTCCGACGGCACACAAGTGCGATTTATGGCCGGCTCATTGTCGGCCGAAGGCAAAAACCCGAAGCTCTACATGCAGCACGACTCAACCCAAATCATTGGCCAAGTCACCGAACGCCTTGATACGCCAGACGCAATGCTATTTGTGGCCAAAGTGTCGGCAACCCGTTTGGGCGATGAAGCCATGATTTTGGCTAGCGACGGCACGATTGACGCGGTGAGCGTTGGCGTACAGCCAGTTAAATGGCACGACGACAACGGCGTAATGGTCATCGAGTCAGCAAAATGGCAAGAATTGTCGCTGGTCAGCCAACCAGCATTTGAGGGCAGCGTCATCACACAAGTGGCGGCGAGTATCCACCAAGACGAGCAAGAAATAAGTATTATAGAAACAGAACCTACACAGGAGCAGGACACCATGAGCGAAGTAGCAGCACCAGAAGTAATCATTCCAACAGAACCAATCACCGCATCGGTGAAGCGTGAACCACGTTTGATGTCACGTTGGGATTACATCGCATCATTTCATCAGGGCGGCGACGCATGGGTGAAAGCACAACAAAATTTCAAGGATTACAACGACTACCACAAAGTGCCAACAGTTAAAGCCGCAGCTGGCGACGAATTTCTAACCAGCGTGCCGGGCCTCTTGACCCAAGTTGAACTCGGGCCAGTTTTTCAAGACCTGAATTTTATGCGACCAGTTGTAAACGCATTGGGCGCACGCGCTATGCCATCAACACCATCAGCAACGTTCAACCGCCCAACAATCACAACGCACACAAGTGCAGCGGCACAAACTGAAGGCTCGGCAGCATCAGCAACCACAATGGTTGTTGCAAACAACACGGTCACAAAAAAGACGTTTGCTGCATACCAAAACATCAGTTACCAGACAATCGACTTCACAGACCCAGCCGCACTGCAAATTGTTATCAACGACATGCTCGGCGAATACATGATTGCCACCGACAACGAAGCAGCAGACAACTTGTTGACCGCTGCAACATCGGCAGGCGTGTGGGATTTGTCAGTTGCCGACTTGTTGAAGTCAATCTACGACGCAGCAGTTGTAACACTGAACGCAACAAACTATTTGCCAACGCACATGTTTGTTAGCCCAGACACATGGGCGTCAATTCAACAGCTTGTCGACACCGCAGGCCGACCAATTTTTGGTTACGTCAATGGTCCGGGCCTTGCTGGCAAAACACACTTGGTCAAGCATCGGTGACCGACTGGACTAACACTGGCCCACTTGGTTTGCAAATGGTTGTTGACAACAATTTTGCTGCCAAGACAATGGTCATCATGAAAGACATCGGTTTCGAGATTTACGAGGAACAAAAAGGCATTTTGTCGGTTGACAATCCAAGCACCTTGACACGTGGAATTAGCACACACGGCTACTTCTGCACATTCAAGGCAAATGCCAACATGATTCAAAAAATCACACAGGCCTAGTCGAGAGGCGGCTTAACCGCCATGTCAACTTACACAACGGCCAGTAAACAACTGATTTCTAACTACGCGTGCATCAGCACGTTAGAACCAACCGATATTGCGTTGGGTGAAAACATTACGGTTGCTGGTTTAGCATCACCGTTTAACGGCACATTTAAAGTGTTGGATTTACCTCAATACGAATTTACGAGTGTTGACTCAACAACAGGCGAATTTCAATTTGATGTAAACGTGCCGCGCGCTAATCAAATAATTTATGCGGCAACTGGTAGCAACGTCGAGTATGTAGTTACTTATGCTGGCACGGTCACTTACACGCAATTATGCACGTGGATTACTGTCGCCGACTTAGTGACATATCTAGGCGTAACTATCAGCAACCCATCAGACGACTACACGCTGGCAACACAAGCCACAAACGCAGCAAACGTATTTTGTTACCGTCGCCGTCAAGAGTCTGGCTATCACGACGCGCTAACCACATCGCCCGGCACAGATGCCACGCTAGGAACACTCATGTACGGTGCAGCTCTCTGGCGTAGTCGAGGGTCAATAGAAACGGCTTACGCAGCGTTTGACACTATGGGCACGCCCACGCAGCAGTCGTTGACACCGATAGTTAAGCAATTGTTGGGCATCCCTCGACCAGCGGTTGCTTAATGGCTTACACCGATTTACTAAACGAGGCCATAGACGATGTAGCGGCAACGCTTACCGCCGTTAGCGGTTTGCGTGTGGTAACTGACCCCACGAAACTTGTGCCTAATTGCGTGTTTTTGCTTGCGCCAAGTTTTACGACATATGGCGGTAACGGCAACATTGTCACTATGGATTTCCCTCTTAAAGTTATTGGCTCTGGCCCTGCAGGGTTGCCCGTGTTGCGCGACATTTTAAGCATTGTGGCATTAGTGCTTGCATCCCAAATTATTGTGCTGTCTGGTCAGCCCGGCTCCATTGACATTGGTGGCGCATCGTTTCCGTGTTACGACTTAACAGTAAAAGTGCAGGCACAAACCGCATGACATATTTAGTCGCATCTACCAAAGTAGGCATTATTGGCAAAACCTATGTGCCAACAGATGGCATAAACGTACAAGCTCTGCTAGACGGTGGTTTCATCGTTGAGCAATCCACACCTAAAGCCAAAAAACCTGCTAAAACTAATACAGACACAGACCAAAAGGATTAACCCACATGGCAACCAGCACCTACCTATCAAACCCCACCGTGACAGTTAACAGCGTTGACGTTACCGACCAGTGCAGTGCAGCCAATTTGACACGCGTCATCGAGGCGCTTGAAAGCACATCGTTTGGCAAAACAGCACGCGTTTATGTTGGCGGCTTAGAAAACAGCACGTTGACACTCACAATGTATAACTCGTTCGCGGCATCAGAGACTTACGCAACATTGGCCGCACTTGTTGGCACAAGTACCAACATCACCATTAAGCCAACGAGTTCAGCGACCAGCGTTACAAATCCAATTTCAACACTGACAGGCTGCTATTTAGAGACATTGCCAATCGTCAACGCCGCATTAGGCGCACTCGACACCATTGACATTACGTTTACTGGTGGGGTTTACAGCGTAGCAACAGCATAATTAGAGCCGGCAACGGCCCGACACGAAAGCAGGCAATATGCGTATCAAACTTAAATTAGTGCGTGACGTGGGCAGTGAGCCAGAGTATTTATATACCACGTTATTTAGTACCGCATTGTGGGAAGAAAAATTTAACAAAAAACCGTTAGATGCCGAGCAGTCAGGTTGGCGCGATTGGTCGTTTTGGGCATATACAATTCTAAAAGTTAAAGGCGAAAAGTTGCCCGATGACTTTATGGAATGGCTAAAAGAAAACCCAAACATGACGGTTTTACCAGAGGCGGATTTAACTAATCCAAACCCTACGGACGCGGCACTTACAGACGGCAATTAGCCGAAGTTTGTGCCGCTACAGGTTTTTGGCCTGCCGATATAACGTTTGGCGCACGCGACTTGCTTACAACGATTACAGTAATTAACGAGCAACGAAAGCGGTAAATATGTCGGCATCAGCAACTATTGAAGTGGCAGGGGTCAAAGAGACTATTAACGCATTGCGCCAAATTGACCCACAACTGCAAAAAGATTTTAAGTCCGACGCTATTGCTATTGCCGAACCAGCCGTTACCGCAGCAAAAGCGGTTTATACAAGCGTGCCGTTGTCAGGTATGCAATACAAATGGTCTAGTCGAGGCCGTCAATTATTTCCGTTTACCGTTGACAATGCAACAAAAGGGGTGCGCGTAAAGTTTGACAGCCGACGCAATGCCGTAGGCGTAATTTTGATTGAGCAAAAAGACCCGGCCGCAGCAATTTTTGAGACCGCTGGCAGAGCTAACGCAAATAAACTTGGCGACTCGCTAGGTTTTGTGGGCGCTGGCCGCACTCGACTTATTGGGCCTGCCGTCTATAAAGCAAGGCGCGGAATTGAACAAGCAATGGTGTCTATGATTGAAAAAACTCAAACAGAGATACAAGGCGGTTTGCGCTAATGGGTCTGTCAATACCTATTGTTGCAGAGTACGACGGCAAAGCCGTTGACAAAGCAATTAAACAATTTCAGCAATTAGAGGGTGCTGGCGCTAAAACCGCGTTTGCACTTAAAAAAGCAGCATTGCCAGCGGCGGCCGCGCTTGGCGGTATCGGTGTTGCGTTGTTTGGCGCAACTAAGGCCGCTATGGAAGATGAAGCCGCGCAAGTGCAATTAGGTTTGGCGTTAGAAAACGTAACTGGCGCTAGTGACGCACAAGTTAAATCTGCCGAAAAGTTTATTAGCCAAATGTCATTAGCGAGCGGTGTGGCAGACGATGAGTTGCGCCCGGCATTGGCAAGCCTTGTGCGCGGTACAAAAGATGTTGAAACTGCTCAAAGCGCGTTAACGCTGGCGCAAGACGTAGCAACTGGTTCAGGCAAATCATTAGCCGAAGTCAGCGACGCGCTTGCTAAAGCGTATGGCGGCAACATGAAAGGCTTACAAGCGTTGTCACCAGAGATTAAAGCCATGATTAAAGACGGCGCGTCACTTGATGACGTAATGAACGTATTGGGCGGGTCGTTTGGCGGCGCGTCAGACGCAGCCGCCAACACAGCCGAAGGCGGCATGAAACGTTTAGGTGTTGCAATTTCCGAAACTAAAGAAAGCATTGGTGCGGCACTTATCCCAATAGTCGAAGCCGCAATACCAGTGCTTATTAAGTTTGGTAGTTGGGCACAAGAAAACACTAAAACGCTCATGATTATTATTGGTGTCATTGGCGGTGTGTCTGCAGCAATTCTATTGTTTAACACGGCCGTAGGTATTGCCACATTGGTAAACACCGTGTTTGCGTTAAGCCTTACAGCCGCGCAATTAGCAATGGTTGGGTTTGCCACATTAGGCATTGGTTTAGTTATTGCGGCGCTTGTGGCGTTGTATTTTAAGTTTGACATTGTGCGTAAAGTTGTTGACACAGTAATTGACGGCATTGTGACTGGCACAAAATTTGCGTTTGACGTATTAAAAAACTATTTCACCGCCGTGCTAGGTATTTACAAAGGCATTTTTAACGGAATTGCGTCATTGTGGAATAACACCATTGGCAAGCTGTCGTTTCAATTTCCAAGTTGGGTGCCGGGCTTAGGCGGTCGAGGGTTTAGCGTGCCAAACATTCCGTACTTGGCGGAAGGCGGCATCGTTACAGGGCCGACATTGGCAATGATTGGCGAAAACGGCCCAGAGGCAGTTATCCCATTAAACGGCAATAACGCTGGCATGGGCGGCGGTGTAACAATAAACATAACTGGCGGTATTTCATCGGCAGCCGACATTGGCCGCAGTGTTGTTGACGCGCTAACGCAATACACACAAGTTTACGGGCCACTCAATCTGGCGATTAGGTAATGGCTGGCTCAACCGTCATTACTGGCGGCACGTATCTGCTAGAGCTGTCAACGGGTTACGACTCGTCAGCGTTTTACCTTGACGACTCAACGCTTGACGGCACGGCAGTGTTAGACGGCGACGGCACAGATTATGTGGACATTACGCCCGTCGTGCAAAACATTGGTATTAGTCGAGGCAGACACAAACCGTTAGACGTGTTTGGGCCGGGCACAATGTCAGTCAGTATCAGTGTGCCAAACACAAACCGCGCCTATGACCCGTTGAATACTTCTAGCGCGTATTACAACCAGTTGACAGAGCAACCGGGTTTAGCCCCGTTGCGTCAAATACGGTTGAGTCGTAACGGTGAATATTTGTTTACTGGTCGAGTCACGACATATAACCAGCAATACACAATGGCTGGTTTGACCAGTTACCAGATACATGCTGCCGATGACATTTATGTGCTGTCACAAGGGTTTTTGCCTGCTACTGCTACCAGCGTAGAAACCTCATCAGCGCGCATTACAAGCGTTTTAACGGCTGCAGCGTACACAGGCACTAAATCTCTTACAGCCAGCCCTATAGCCACGCTAGGCGCTTATAGCATCCCTAGCGGCACAAACGTCAACGCCTACCTAAACCGCATCCAGCAAGCCGAACAGGGCCGTATTTTTTGCAGCCGCACCAATGTCCTAACCGCCCAACCGCGCATTGGCACAACCCTTGACGCGCCTACCGTCATTTTTAACGACACCAATACCGCTACGCCTTACGACAACATTGTGGTGGAATTTGACCAGCAATCGGTTATTAACAACAGCAACATCACAATCGAAGGCGGCACGTTACAAAACGCCAGCGACACCGACTCAATTAGCCAATACTTTAAGCAAACCGAAGCAATCACCGACAGCCTGCTATCAAGCGACGCACAGGCCGCCACGCTTGCCAGTTACCTGCTGTATCCAATACCAAAACCCCGTTTCACTAACGTGTCAACCACGTTTGCCAGTTTGACCGATGCTCAAAAAAACACGCTTGCCCCTATAGAAATTGGGCAAGTAGTCACGGTCACAAAATCGTTTGCGTCTGGTACACCTACGGCCGTTACACAAGATTTAACGGTCGAAGGCATAGACCACGTTATTGACATGAATACCGGTCATCGCATGAGCTTGTGGACATCGCCAACGGTTATTCTGTCGGACTTAATACTTGATGACATTACTTATGGCATCATCAACTCAACTAATGCGTTAGGATAAAGTACGACTATGGCCAATACACAGACCACCGTTCCGTTGTTTACTAGCGGTCAGGTTTTGACTGCCGCGCAACAAAACACAAGTGCTGGCACTGGCGTACCAGTATTTGCTACCACCGTTACTCGTGATGCGGCGTTTGGTGGCAGCAACAAAGCGTTGGCAGAGGGCCAGTTGTGTTATATCGAAGCCAGCAACATTGTGCAGTATTACGATGGCGCGGCGTGGGCTACTGTCGGGCCTGCAACTGCTAGTGCATTGACACTTATTAGTGCGACAACTATTGGCACGACAGTTGCAAGCGTCACAGTTACTGGCGCGTTTTCTAGCACCTATGATAATTATAAAATTATTATTAACGGCGGCGTAGGTTCAACTAATCAAGATTTGAGTATGAAATTAGGTTCAACAACTACGGGTTATTATGGTTCTTTAATGTATGGAAGTTATGCAGCAGGGTCACCTACAAATGCCGCTTTTGCAAACGGGGCAAATTTTCAATATGTAGGCAGTGGTGACGCTGCAAGCATGAACGCAGATTATGATGTACTCGCGCCCAATTTGGCTAAAAAAACTATATTACATGCCCAATTTGTTAGACCGAGTACTACTGGTCTTGCTGGGGCTGTTAATGCTTTTCTAAATAACACAACGCAATATACCGATTTTACAATTTTGCCAGATACTGGAACATTTACTGGCGGCACAATTTATGTGTATGGATACGCAAAGGCATAACTTATGACATACGCAGAAGCCGTAGAAATGTATCCACATGACGAGGTTTATATCCAAATTGACGGCGTAATACGCCCAATGACACCAGCCGAATACGAAGCATTTATCCAACGCCAAGTTGATTATGTACCGTTCCCATGATGCGTCATGAAGCCGCGCTATTACTTGGCTAGTTTTGTGTTTGCACTTGTCCTGACCGCTTGCGAAACAACACGCGATAACGCAGGCAAAAAAACCGTGCGCAACAGTGCACTACCTAGCCATTGCGTCACATTAAGGCAATGCGACAATGGTTAGGCAAAGAGCAGAAATAGAATTACTACACGCTCGAATGATTGTGTTTGTTGGTTGCACTATTGCAGTCACGTTTGCAGTAACTGTCATTGGGTTTGTGTGGGGTTTACTATTCGTAAGCCAACCAGTCGAGCAAGCACCAAACGATGCAGCATTTATTGACTTACTTAAAACCCTTAGCATTTTTATGACCGGCACACTGTCTGGCCTAGTTGCCGCCAACGGCCTTAAACGAAAACCATAGATCCAACCAATGGCCGTACTACCAGCCAACCCTAAAGTTATCGGGTCTAAGCCGTACACAGGCAACAGTGACGGTGCATCTGCAGGCCCACTGCCGGCATGGATGAATGGATACGGCATGCAATCAAATACGGTGCAGGCGCGTTTTGGAATAACGGCTCGTGGGGCGTACGCAACATGCGCGGCAGCGAAACATCGTTGAGCGTTCATGCCACTGGTCGAGCGGTTGACTTGTCGTACAGGCCGTCAGAGCAACACGCCACCGCTAATCGTAAAGGCACTATTGCGTTTATTAACATTGTGCTTGCTAATGCCAACGAATTAGGTGTGGAGTGCGTGCTTGATTATTTTCCTAAAGCATTTGGGCGCGGCTGGCGTTGTGACCGTCAAGCTTGGAAGTCGTACAGCAAACCCGAAATACACGGTGCGCCGGGTGGCGATTGGTTGCACGTGGAAGTATCACCAGCGTTCGTCAATCAACCTGTAACCCTTATACAGCAAGCGTTTAAAAGAGTATTCACCGAATTGCCACAGTGATGCCCTATGGTGGAAACACCGGCGATAAGGGAGATGCAATGGCAGACGCAAAAACATACATTTACGAGGTTTACACCACGCACCTTGACAGCCAGCAAATGGTTTTGGTGCAGATATTCCGTGACCCAGAGACCGACGAAGTGCTACACGCACAAATTGCGTTTAAGGATGCAATCGGCGACTCATGGCAAACGCCTTACCAACTGGAGAAAAAATGACATATTTCGCTATCAAAATAAGTGCATGGCTGGTTACTGGCTTAGCGGCATTTACGTTGCTCTATGGGGCTAGTAAGCCGTCTGACAGCCAACCAGCGCTAGTAGGCCAACGCACCACAACCCTTGTGAGCATTGTGCCCACATTGCCAACCACGACAACCACGACTACGGCCGTGCCTAAAGGATGCGCGCAGTACGTTGCTGATGCCATTACCGCTGGCTGGCCTGCAAGCGAAGCACCAATGTTGGCGCGCGTCATGTTTAGAGAGTCACGGTGTAACCCGTTGGCGTTTAACAGTCGAGACAGCAACGGCGGCAGTCGAGGATTACTACAAGTCAACGGCACGCACAAGTCATGGCTTATTAGTGAGGGTTACATAACTAAACTTGACGACTTGTTTTATCCAGATGTAAATATCCGTGCCGCGTTACACCTCTGGTATAAAGTTGGCTGGTCAGCATGGGCTGTGCCCGGCTCATGACTGACGCACAGTATCCCGAAACGGGCATTACAGAGGAGACCCGACGAATGTATCCCGATAACTACAGCGACAAACTTGGCAAAGTGTTTGGCGAAATGATTGACGACATTGTACGACCAAACCATGTTGCTCGACCAGAGCCACCAGACCACAGCAATTTGCTTGACGAATTAACAATGATGTATGACGCACACATGACCATTGGCGGAGAGCAAAACCGTTTTAACGCATCAGTGATTAGAGCTGCAATCAATGTTATACGCGCCTTGTAAATTGTGCGGTTTAACCATGCACGGCACAAGGTATCGGCACAATCCCGAAAAAGTAATGTGGTTACATCCCAACTTAAAAGCGTGTGCTAAAGTAAAGCCAATAAACCCGACTACAGAAAGAACCCGACATGAATAACCAATTAGAAATGTTTACAACAACATTGGGATTGGCTGGCCAAAAAACACAGCCAGCAATAAATCACCTCAAAGTGGCAATCGCACATAACGCACCGGATACGTCGCGCGAAGCAGGCGAAAAAGCCAAACCGCATTCAGGCCGTCAGCGTGAGCTTGTGCATTTTTGGATTAAATGGGCAGGCGGCACAGAGTCTAAAGGTATGACCGCAGACGAAATAAGTGTGCTAACCGATTTGCCAGCGCAATCAGTATCAGCACGCATTAACGGTTTGCATCGAGACAAACACATTATTGACAGTGGCAAACGACGCAACACACGTTACGGGCGCAAAGCCATAGTTTGGGTGGCCTGCTAATGGCGCATTTTGATTTATCGTTGTACGAGACAGTTGCCCAACGTTTGGTGCGCTGGTGGGAACAGTATCCAAACGGCCGCATTATCACGTCAATACATCATTACGACGGTTCAACAATCATTATGCGCGCCGAGTGCTACAACAACGATGACCGACTTATTAGCACGGGTTACGCAGAGGAAGTGTTTGGCAATAGCCCGGTCAATAAAACATCGTTTTTAGAAAACTGTGAGACCAGCGCCATTGGGCGTGCAATCAGCAACAGCAACATCGGGCACACTGGCGAACGTGCATCGGTCAGCGAAATGGAAAAGGTAAACCGTGTGAACAGCACGCTTCGACCAGATAGTCATGGCAGCGCTACACCAAAACAAATTGGTTTTCTGAAGAGCTTGGCGCGCGGTAAGGGATGGGATGATGTGCAGTTGCTCGAATACATCCACCGTTTGTTACAAGTAGATGACGTTGTGGTTGAGACATTGACCGCTGGCCAGTGTTCGGCCGTGATAGACGGGTTAAAGAAATGAGCAATCCAAACGAACATTACGACCGTTTACATGACCACATGATGGCTATTGCGCGTGAGCGTGACTGGCTACAAAAAGAAGTGGAGCGTTTGACCGATGAATTGCACTTGGCACATGAAGCGTTAAAACGCGAGTTTGTGGATAAAGGCATTATGAAAGCAATAACACAATGAGCCGGCTGGTTTGGCTTGCGTTGGCGATGACAGCGTTATGCACCGTTTTAATGGCATGGTCTGATAGAAAATAGAACACTCACAATCGGCTAGTAGCACGGCTGTATCACTGTCGCAGGTGACGGGGCTAATCGTTGGGAACAACGTTTGACCAGCGCGCCCCGAAACTTGCAACACGAAAGGTGACGGGCAAAGCGTTGGAGCGAGTCGTAAACATAATCGACTAGATGATGCAAGGTAATCGGATTGAGGCAGCCCGATGGGTGAGCATCATCACACTGTCTCGCATTACAACTTGACATAACATACACTTAACAAACCGACACAGAAAGCCCAAGCCCGTCATGCAACTTGCACACATACAAACCGAGAACAAGGCGCGCCAGCGCCGCGTTAGCACAAGCGAAGCGCGTGAGCATGAGTAAAGAACACAGCAACCCCGAATACAAACGCAACCGGGCAATCATCCTGCAACACAAACCCGAATGCGCCTACTGTGGCAAACCAGCCGACACCGTAGACCACATCGTTGCCATAATGAACGGCGGCGGCCACGACCTCGACAATTTGCAACCCTGTTGCGCCAAATGCAACAACAGAAAAGGCCACAAAGAAGTAGCCCAACGCAACGCAACAACATCACACGCACGAGCCGAAGCCATGCGAAACAACGCAATAGAAATCCCAAAATCAAAAGAGTTTTTTTATGGAAAACAAAACATCACCCCGACCCAAGTCAGGATTATCCCAAATGGCCCTAACCAGCCAGAACTGGCGGTAACTGGTCAAAAGCAACCAAGGCTTGAGACTGCGTGGCCAGATCATGCCGGTTCATTCATTGACGATGTTAGGGAATTTGCTAGGCAGTACTTGCAGGTTGAGTTAATGGATTGGCAGATACGCGCGCTGCAGGGTCAACTGCTGTTTGACGATGATCAGGATTTAGTTAACCGTGTATCTCTTGTTTCTACGGCTCGACAAAACGGCAAAACCGTTGCGCTCATGGCGCTGGTCGGCTGGTGGCTTACTGAGATGCCTAAAGTGCGTGGCGCTAAGCAAACTGTGTTGACGGTGGCGCACCGTCTTGACTTGGCGGTCATGTTGTTTGACAATCTTGCACCAATCTTAAACAAATATTTTAACGCATATTTAATGAAATCTTACGGTCGTAATTCGGTGACAATGCCAGACGGTAGCAAATGGTTTGTGCGCGCAGCCAATAATTCTGTCGGTCACGGTATGTCATGCGATCTGATTGTGGCTGACGAAATGTGGGACATTGGGCGCGAAGTTGTTGATGGCGGTTTGTTGCCAGCGCAACGCGCCAAACGATCACCGCTGTTATCGCTCTGGTCTACCGCTGGCACTGAGGCCAGCACCGCAATGCTTAAATGGCGTGAGCAAGGTTTGCGCGCTATCGACACAGGGCACACAAGTAGTTTCTATTTTGCCGAATGGTCGCCACCACCAGACATGTCACCGCTTGACCCGGCATCGTGGGCATGGGCAAACCCTGCGCTGGGCACGACATTGACAATGAAAACTATTGAAGCCGAGTCCGAAAACCCTGATCGAGCGTCATTCTTGCGCGCCAGTTGCAACCTATGGGTTGCTAGTGACAAAGCATGGATACAGCCGGGCATTTGGCCAGCGTTGCATTACACCGACCCGATACCAGACGGCGGCACGGTCGCCATTGAATGCGCGCTAGACGACTCAAGATATTTTGGTGTCAGATGCGTAGTCCTACCTGATCATCGCACCGCAGTCACAGTTGAATTTGTTGTGGACACATTTGATCAAGTCATGGCCGAAGTAGACCGACTGTGCAACACCGGCAATGTACGGTTTGCCATTACACCTACGATTGACCTGCATTGGCCTGTCGCATTAGAACGCAAACGCATTGTGGTCGGCTACGGCGAAATACTTAAATTCACGCCACGCATCAAAGCCATGATTGGCGAAAAACTTATTGTGCACACTGGCGAAGAAATGTTGGCCGAACATGTGCAACGCGCCGTGGCGGTCAGATCACAAAACAGCATTGCGTTATCCAGCCAACGATCACCTGGCCCTATCGAGTTGGCACGATGCATGGTCTGGGCGGCAGCGCTTGCGTCACGACCAACCAGCTCGGGCAAGCCAATGATTGTGGTTGCTAACGGCTAATGTGTTGACGGGTGGCGCGCCGTCTTTCTGCTTTCTCGGTTGTTTTACGGCGCGCACCTAATACAACATTGACGCGCTAATGCGTGGCATACTTTGATTATGCCTAGAACACTCATAGAATTTATTGCAGGCAAACCATTAAAGGCCGATAGTGAGCCAGTGACTAAAGCGGCTGCGGCTGGTAGTTATGGTGGCGCTAATTCTGTTGGCAAGTATTACCAATATTTTGAGGGTCAGTCGCGCAACAATGCGATCAGTGTGCCGACCGTTAGTCGAGCGCGCGATCTCATGGCATCGGTCATTGGCTGTATGCAGTTGCGTATGTATAACGAAATGTGGAATGGCAATGAAATGGAAAAAGTGTATATCGCACCGCGTTCATGGTTGCGTCGCATTTCGCCAAGCGTTACAAATAATTTTT